TTTTGGCGTTACTAACCTGCCGCAACCGCTACTAATCCCCTTCGGATTTGTAACTAGTAACGGTCACTTGCATCTTGCAATGATGCGCGACAGGTGCTCTATATGAATATCTAACCTTCGAAAACTCTATTCTAAAAAAGAATTAGTCATCTACCAACAGGTAGTACGATCTAATCTCTTCTAAGAGACAAAAATTCCAGTTACGAAATTCAGCGCTGATCCCAGAGGGATACTACCTGTCACCGCCCTGGGGCGGCCACTCCGGTTGCAGAGTGTATATATAGGAAACAAGCCTGTTTACCTATTGTAAAGCTTTACACGTGGTTAATAGTGAAGGAATAGTCCTCTTATTTTAAAACCATTATTTCTCTATTGAATAAGAGAATAATTCTGCACGAAAAATGATGGTGCATTGACATACCACGTAAGATTGAAATCTTCACCTGTGGCAACATATTGGAAAACCTCCAAATCACCATGTTGCTGTCGATTGCCATCATATATATCTACATAATGTGTTTGATCAGGATATTGACTTGCTGTAGTGATGTCAGAAGCATCTTCGAATTTCTTATCACTGTAATAAGGAAATTCTACTTCAACAGCAGGATGTTGGCGGGATGTAAAAGCACACCCATTATGCCCAGTCTCCTGTAACACAGAATGTGCAGCATGTTTACTTGTAGTTGAAGTATCTAGCACAGCTTCCTGTGTGCCAAAAGAAGGCGCCGAACCAGTTCGCCCTCTAGATACTACAACCCCAACAGGGGATGTATTACTATAATAACCAATCATATATTTGTATCGGATACCCCCTCTACGCGCGGCGTAGGCCGGTGTAATCCAATTAAGCAGAGTGCGGCCAGTGATATTGTAATTCACTGCATTCAATCCGCCCGCTCTAGATTGCTGGTACATACCATTAGTTTCGGCTCTACCATTGTACATGGGAAAATTGGGTAAACTTAACCTGTACCGAGTACTTCTATTCGCACTAGAAGTAGTATGACTCCTTGCGAATACTCCACTCAAATTATAGCGTTTGAACATATCCCGGAATGAGTCAAAAGTCTCACCATTATACACTAAAGAGAGTGCATCTGGTTTACTCATTTCTCCGATTGGCTCCAAAAGTTCAGAACCGGCATGCCCCGGTTTTGAAGCCATGGCAGCCTTAGTATTGTTCAAAATACCACTTTGTGAAATTACATGATTAATAGCTCCACTTTGAGACCAAGCACTATTAACTTCTGTTGAGGTATGTAAAAACTCACCACCGAAAGCAGTCTTTTTAATAGTGTGATCGTTAGGTACAGCTACTTCATAATCATCAGCTCCACTAATAAAAGTTAAAATACGGACACTATTAGTTAGATCCTCATCAGGACCTGTGAGTTCATTAAGAACATAAATGCGTAGTTGACCATTAGAAAAGCCTGTTTGGTCCGCTGGAGTGGTGGAACCCTTGCCTATACCAGATTGTGTAGGACCATACGGTACTTCCGCCCAAGATTTTTGCTGGAACCAATAAATTGGTAGCGTAAAATCTTTTGTTTCCTCCAAATCAATCACGCGGGCGAAAACCGTGTTGGTATCCGGCATTGACGTTCCGCTAAATCCACGAGGATCATAAACTAATAAAAGTCTACCTCTGTGGAGATCACTACAGTTAACTTGGAAACGATAATTAATACCACCACGCCAATATTTAAATGGAAATGTCGCGTGTGCCAAAGGTGTTTGCACCCATTCCGTACCGTACTCGCTTGTACCGTTATTCCGTGTACTACAATGACATGGTGTAACATTAATAGTTCCTAGGAGGGAATTTTCGTTGGCTGTAGCGCTCCAATTAAAGTAAGTTAACAAACTCGACTTGGAAGTAATTGCTTTAATTGACATTTCGTCATCAAGACTAGCTCCGGTAATATTATGGTCTACTGTCAATTCCTGTTTCGGATCGTATGACAATTTTTCAACAGCCTCGTCAATAGCACTATTGGCTAACATACCATGCATTTGATGCTTATAACGCCCGATTGGTTCTACGTTTATGGGGCGAGAAAATCCCCAAAGTTCTGCCATCGCTCCGACCCCTGTAGCTGCCATTTGTGTGGCAGTTGCATACGGTCCTATTTCCGGTACAGCTTTTAACCGTCCAGCCCATCTTGCAATGGCCTTCGCTGGTCGTGAAATAATACCTTTTCCGTATTCATCCTTACCCATCTTGCCTGATTGCGAAAGAATACCACGTGTTGTGGGTCCCGCAAGTTCAACATTAGTCATCCACGCCATAACAGTTATGTTGATTTGACGCTGGTTATTAGCCCCCATTGCTCGATCTAAAGGTGCTAATGAAATCATACTGATTTCCCCCATATCCAACATATCTTCGGAAGCTATCAAATCGAGGTAATTTTTGTCGTGGAAGAAAGGTAATTCAAGTTCTCCTCCCTGACTATTAGTAGGATTAATAATCAAATGTTGCCTTTGACTCAATAAAGTAGCTCGCTGAAAATAATCTTCTACAATATTATTATTCCCTTGCACAAAATCAAATCCCGCGCCTCTCGGTTTATATCCACAAATGATATTTCCGAAATAAAAAGGTCCACCATTGATTAAGAACTTAACGTGCATAGTGCCGCGAATAAGAGAATAGTGCTCCAATTTTGCACCTACTGCCCCATTCGATAAAAATTCTATCCAAGGATTAAATGCTACATCCAAGTAAAACCCATTTGTTAAATTGTGCGACCCAATTCTCAAGGGTCTAGATAGAAACTCACCTAGCTCTGTATTCTTTACAGAAGCTTGGAGACGGGTACTATCAACGACTGTACCAATATCTACTTTGACCTGATCGATATCAGTTTGAAATTCCATAGTTTGTTCGACTTCGGATTCAGTAGTCGTTTCCATACCTTCCTGACGCATTTCACCACTTTGTGATTGTGCGTCTTCAATACGGCCAAGCA